GCTTTATATTTGGTGGCTATATGCCTCATGATGTTTCTGTCAAATCTAAATGGATGCATGAATATATGGAGCATGAGCATAAAGAGGGCGAAGATATTAACTTCAATCTCGGATAGGCGGTGTACTCATGTCAGACAAAATGAAGCGCTGGCAGAAGAACGCCAAAGATACCTATAAGGATTTGAAAGACATAGACCCGGACAAAGCGACAAAGCAGCAATTCATCCTGTACGCCGCCTGCATAGCCCTGCAAGGCCATAAAGATTATAAAGGCGAATCTACCCACCCAACCCCCGAAACCGCCGCACAGGGCGAAAATGAGGGTGCTGTGGGTGTCCTGCTGGATTATATGGCTGACGAGCTTGCAGATTCGGAGAGGTACATCAAATTGTGGCAACAGACTGGCAATAAGGATTTCAAAGAGATTGCCAAACAGGAATTATCCCATTTTGAAATCCTCGCCAAATATGCCCGAACGGTCGAGCCGAATATTGACTTGAATCCATATATGGTTCATCACAATGCGCTCATGGCAAAATTATCCTAACAAAACTCCCCCGGCATCAGCCGGGGGATTGGTTTTATATCAATTCTTTATATTCGTTTATAAGTCCTATGTTACGTTTGATTTTGCTTACATAAGATACGCTTACATTAAATTTTTTCGCAATGTCCTTTCCTCTGTACGCTCCCTCACGCAATAATTTTTCTATTTCTAAGACTTTTTCGTTTTCTTGCCCCGACTTCTTGCAATCATCACAAAAATATCTAGCGTGTTCATGTTCGAATCTCTTGCCGCACTGATTGCAGATTAAAATATATTTCACTATCACGTCCTCCTTAAAGCCCCGGTTTTTACGCCGGGGTGTTTTCTTTTATCCAGCCCTCGCCCGTCAATATGTATATTGTAGTTTGGGCTTCTCTTAATGACCTTGCTTCAATGAGCGCAGAAATGGCAGCATCATAATCATGGTATTCGGCGCATTTAATGGCCCTTTTTTCAAGTTTGGAAATTCTACTTTCATACTCTGCTACTCGCTCTTTTGGTGTAATCATCTTATCCTCCTAAAATCCCCGGCTCATTCGGGGGTGGATTTATTCTATTTCCATCCGCTTATACGCCATAATTTCAACCGATTCCGCAACGCTTAACGGATTGTCGCCGGATAAATCAATTTTCTTCCATTCGCAACCGGAATAAATGATCTTACGGTCAGGCTTAACAACAATTACATTGAATCCAGATAAATTGATATCTCCGAATCCAGAACCAAAACATACGCGGCTAAGCGTGAGTAGCCACCGTGGAGTGCTTGCATTTTTAAGCGCCGCCCTATATGATTGCGCTACGCCTATTTGTCTGCCGTTAAATTCAATGCGAATGTCATTGCTTGATGGTATGTTAATCATTCTGCCCTCCTAAATCCATAGGCTCCCGCCCTATCTTATTAATCGCTACCCTATACCCAAACGGACGCAGTATACGCCCCGCTGTCTCTATGTTCGGAGAAATATCACCATTGCATATTCGGCTAATCGTGGAGGCCGCTACGCCTGTCTGACGCGATATTTCACAGATGGTGAGGCCGGTGGTTATTTGGGATTGGAGGAATGCTTGTAGGTCGTTCATTCGTTTTTCATTCCTCGCGCCGGAGATTCGTGTATATTCCCGATTATTTCCGCGCAATTCAGCGGAAACCCTAAATCGCAAGAAGTCCATTGTGATATTAAATCCTCTTTGCGTCGCGGGCTGTCTATAACGTATGCCAACTCTCTTTCGCTCCAATAAACTACACTTTTGAAAATTCCAAAATCATCATCATCAATTTGAAGAATGTCACCCTCAAATATAAGGCTTTCGTTCATGTCTCGGTGTCCGGTGCATTGTCCGATTGTGGTGGGGTCTACGATGCAACAGCCGCCATCCAACAAATGTATAGTTGCTTCATTCTTCTTCCAAAAATTAAAGACATAATAACCCTCTACCCAAGAGCCGTAATCTTCTCGCTTTCCGCGAAACAAATACCTGTTGTTCATATCAATCTCCCTTTCTCCCCCCATTCCGGGGATTTGCCCCACTAATCAACTTTTGCGCCTTTTGATGTATCATAATTCAAGCACGTTTCGGCTTTATCAGAATACACGTCATAATCGTTGCATGTGTATGGATAACTAAAACGCCAGCGAATACAATCAATACATTTTCGGCCTGGCGTACATTGCGTTTGAGAATATTGATTATACTTTTTCGCCTTTCCAGTAAAAATATTTGCTTCTACGTTCATATCAATCCCCTCCCGTGGATTTGGTTTTGAGGGCTGATTCGGCGGCTTCGTGGGTGAGGAATATGGTTTTGTCAATCTCCGGTATGTGCTTATAATCAAATCCTACGCTTGCAATCCCGTAATCTCCATATCTGTCTGGCCTGTTGGTACATGTGCATTTTTCTTCATCCCAAAAAGCGCACTCACAGCCTAACCCCGCCATGTCCATACAACAAGTACATATGGCTGCATTGTATTTGTTGTATGTCTTATAAACCCGTTCGCCAATCTTGCACGGCAACACCACCAACCGCTCCTGCTCCTGCACGTCCTCAAATCGGCCCAATGCATGCAGAACATCATTAAACTTGTCTATCGGCCTTTCACCGTCATTAAGCGCTGGCTCATACGTCCATTCATCAACGCGTTTTGTTAATCTATCCATTATCTCCCGCCTTTCTTTGGTGCTGGTTGGGTTTTGGGTTTGTGGGCATATAGTTTAATATCCACGCCATAATCTCCATTCACAAGAATTGTGGCGTCATTACTTTTTATAAAAATACTTCCCGGAGTGACGATCGCAAGATACCATCCATCCTTGAAACATGTCGGCATTCCGTATTCGTCTTTTGCTCGTAGAATAGCATAAACCGGCTCCCCACCCATTTGCTTTAACTGCTCCGATGTAAGCGGTTCTGGTTCCGCGAGTGGCGTTTGAGTGTTCCATATGGCAACAGCTTCTTCTATGGTGTCACACCATTTTGTCTGTGGAACTACCGCACATTCGACTGCGTTGGCACAATGAACGCAATATCGCTTGGGACGAGAACTATATTTCTCTTGATGGTATATCTTTGCTTCTCCGCCACAGAACGGGCAAGACAATATTTCTATCATAATCAATTCCTCCTATCATTCCCGCATGGGGAGGGGTGAGGATTGGCAGGTTGGGCGGTTAATCTTCGTCAACTAATTCTACCTTACCGTCCCACCCCAGCATTTCGCCCTCCCATCCCTCGGGAAAGAGATTCTCAATTGCTTCCTCCTCGCTCTCCGCCTCAATTCCATGCGCGACAAAATGGATAGTTACATCAAGATTATAATATTTAGCCATTTTCTTTACCCCTTTCAATCATTCCCCGGTTGGTTCCGGGAGTCGGCGTGCATTCTGAAAATCCTACGAGATTTCCATCCGCGCCATGAACTGGCTCAAATAAGCGCCCAGTCTGCAAATACATTCCATCCATGCCGGCACCGGCTCTATACTTGCCCTCGGTGTCGCGTTCGCTCTCTAACAGCACAAGCCCGTTATTGAGCACATAGCCCGACACGTAGCGCCGTCTTGATTCAGGCCAGCCATAAGGCACTTTGTTTGCTTTTGTGCTGATAACTTTCATTTTCCATACCCTCCTATTTTCTATCCCAGCAGCTGGCGCTGGGCTTGTGCGTTGTCATTCAAAACTTACCATTCCGTTAAATACATATCCCTTCCTGTGATAACCCGCCCACTCCTAATCTTCCAAAATCTCAAAACTACACATGGTTTGAGCCAGAACCCATGCGTGCAATTCGTCATGCAACTCACTACCCGGTGTGTCATCATCAAAATCCATTATTTCAGTTTTTTCGCCATGCGGATAGCCTTCGTCAAGAATAAATTTTACTTTCATGCCCGTTCCCTCCTATTGGTTGTGGTGGTTGGTGCCGGTTTTGACCGACCGGCGGCGGGTTGCGCTTTACTCTGCGCTCTTACAAGGTCCTTCGGTAAAGCGGTGCACGATATCGTCCATCCGGGCCATATCTTCGCTATATAGCCGGTTAAAGGCAACCCACATGGTGTTATTGTGGACGGATTCCATTGCATCGACAGCCTCACGGAGTTTATCGAAAATATTACAGAACAACATCCGGTCATCTTGCTTATCGTCCCACATCTTGCGGCACTTCTTAAACTTGCAATCCATGTATCGGCGTTTATCTTCGCAATGTCTGGCAGTTTCCTCCCTGACTGTGTTAGTATATTCTATCATCCTCATGCCCTCCCGTTTCGTTTGCGTGTTCTCTATAGTCTAATAATACACTATTAAAAGTGTAATGTCTATTGGTAAATGCGCCAAAGATATACACTTTTAGTTGTGTATTTTTTACACTTGCAATAGTGCATTGAATGATGTATACTATTAGTGGGTGATGTTATGTTAAAATACGATAAGCTTTTTAATCTATTGAAAGATAAAGGCATTACAACGACGCAAATACGGAAAGACAATATTTTAGGTCAGCGAACCTATTACATGCTCAAAAATAGAACGGGTAACCTAAATCATCAGTCAATTGACCGCCTATGCAACCTTCTTGATTGCCAACCTGGTGACATCATGGAATATGTGGAGGACGAAAACAATGTATAAATGTCCGAATTGTGGGCGAGAGCTTGAACCATGGTGGGAAGAACCGGACAACTGCTATGTTTGTATGGTATGCGGCAGCGAAATGGAAAAGGTGGAGGACACCGGCCTTGATCTGTGAGTGGGTTCGTGTCCAATTCGTGTCCAGTAGCGTAGAAATTTCAGGATTTTTCAAGAAATTTAAAAGCCAAAAACCACGATAACAAGCGGTTTCTGGCTTCTCTATGTATGGCAAGTTACTAATTCGAGCCTCGTAACCCGCTCCATAGAGAAACCGTGTAAATGTGATGTTTATGCGGTTTTTTATTTCGTCCAACTTCCGTTTTTGCCATTCGTGTCCAATTGTGTCCAGTAATTATTTAAAGTTGAGTTTTTTGACGTTGTTTTTTAGGTCGTCTACGTCCACCTCTGTATAGATTTCGGTAGTCTTTAAAGTGGCGTGTCCGAGCAACGTTTGAATGGCCCGAATATCGGCACCGGACCGGAGCATATAGGTTGCGAATGTGTGACGGCATTTATGCGGGGACATATACGGTATGATGTCGGCTTCTTCGCTTTCCAGATAGACGTTCAAATCGGCAAAGAACATTTTATATAATCGTTCATATGTCCGGTGTGTGTGATGATTGCCGTCTTTCCGGCAGATCACATAAAATCCAACGCGTGGCAGCTTGTTTAAATACGGCTCCAATGCTTCGTCATACGTCACAATCCGGTCATGCTTTGTCTTGGTGGTATCCTTCACAATTTCCCCATGCTCGCTTTTTGTGAGTGTGCGGTGAATGTGGAGGGTTTTGTTTTCTGTGTCGATATCGGACCACATAAGGGACAGGAATTCACCGATACGCAGGCCGGTATAAAGTAGAAATGCAATCAGCGGGCCGTGCTCATGTTTATCCAGGTAATCCACGATGTATGCAATTTGAGTCCGGCTGAACGCCTTGATTTGGCTGGGCGCTTTATCCGGTAACTGAATGTTGGTGGCGGGGTTCTTGTGGCATAAATAGTTGTCTATCGCTGTATTGAAAATCCCATTCAGGCAAATCATGATATTTCCTTTTGCTTGCCGAGACAGCTCTTTTCCGTAGCGATTCCGGGCATTTGCATATAGTTTGGCGATATGGGCCGGCTTCACTTCGGCCAGCTTGAGTTTGCCAATGGCCGGGATAATGTGATTATTCACGTACATGCTGTAATCTTTATGGGTGCTGTATGATACGTTCGGCTTTAGATACACTTCCAGCCAATGTGCGGCCCACTCCCCCACCGTCTTCACGCGCTCTATGGGCACCTTATTATCGGAGGCAAGCCATTCCTTGTGGGCCTTCCTGCAGGCCGTAGGCGACGACGCGGTGAAGGACTTGCGAACGGTTACGCCGTCGATCTGGTCCACCGTGCGCAGCCGGTAGCTGCCGCTGGGCAGCTTTGTGATGGTTCCCTCTCCGTTTGCCTTGCGTCCCATACTTACGCCTCCCCGCCTTGACGGCTTTCAACTTTTTCCACCAAATGCAATTGCCACATAAAAATAACTCGCAAATCCTACTTGCAATTTGTCCATTCTGTATATTGAACAAATATTCTACTTATGCTATACTATGCACACACAGCACAATATTACTACTCATTTCCCGCATATCTGATACAAAACATAGGTTTTATAATTTACTATAGCAAGAATTTCCAAAAAATGGTATAATACTTTCAACCTATAGGTCCAGGCGTATGCCGTACACTTGAAAGGACGACAAAAAATGAAGATAGAGAAGGTATGTGAAAATCATAATATGCCGAATGTCTATGATAAAGTGTTGGATTTAGTAGTTTTCTATGGAAAACATATGTAAATTGTGTTATAATTTTATCAACCCAATGTTGGGCAACAAGCGCGCTTGTTCAAACGTTGGAAGGAGAAGTGGACAACATGGACTACCTAAAGACAGAAGAAATTGCTCATGAACCGGCCCCTGCGGAGGCTTTGGTACTGTGTGGGGAAAATGAGGGGGATAAGAATATGTACGACGTATTTTCGCAATTATCAGATGAAGATTGCTATATTATTCTTGATTGTGTTTCTTCGCTAAGGAAACGGCGAGATTCTTTACAATTTCCATATCAACCCGATCTAATTGGTTCATAGCGTTAAGGGCTTCTCTTTGCAAATCGTTCAACCCGTCATCTTCATTGGTGGCGGGTTTTTCTTTTTGCTCAAATTCAATGTTATCATTAGTAAGATATTCCATCGTTACGCCGAAAAAAATAGCTAACGATTGAAGCGTTGGCCTGCGTATTCCTTCATACCCCTTAGTGTACCATCCATACACAGTTGTTTTTGGTATTCCTGTTTGCGCAGCCAATTGACTTTTATTAATACCTCTTTCTGACATTAGATAATCGAGCTTTTCCAGCATATTCATTTCTATCTCACCTGCCTTGTACTATTACAATATCATGCTTTTCTGCAAATTGCAAGAAGAAAATTACCCCTAATCGTAAAAAAACATCTTGACATGGTACGAGAAGGGGTATATAATCATATTAACGAAGTACCCCAAGGGGTAATTACCGGAGGAGGAATGGATTTGTTTAACAATTTAGAAGCAGAGATGGCGCGGTACAAATTGAGCCGTGGCGTATTAGCGGAAATCATCGGTATGTCATCTAAAACACTGTGCAACAAGATGAATGGAAAGACAGGATTCACGCTTAAAGAGATGCGCAGCATTCAAGCGGCCATGCCAAGCGGAAACGGATTGACGCTTGATTATTTATTTGAGGTAAATGGAAGAGCCAGTTAAGGAGGTACATATGCCAGAAATAAAAATTTCCGACATTAAGATCGGAGGCAACAGAAGACCCGTAATAAGTGAGGCGGTCGATAGGCTTGTTAAAAGCATTCAGGAAACGTGCCTATTGAATCCGATCACGGTATCGTCTGAAATGATATTAGTGGCCGGAGCACACCGGCTAGAAGCATTCAAACGCATGGGAAAGTCTGAAATCCCGGCAATCATATTGGAACTTGACGATTTACGGTTAAGACTTGCAGAGATCGACGAGAATATTATTCGCGAGGATTTGCATTATACCGATAAGGACGATCAAATGGCAGAGGCAAAAGAAATCTACGAGGCATTACATCCCGAAACGAGGGCGGCGGCCAAGGGCGGCGGATTCAAGGGAAATCAGTATGAGGTAATTGCGCCAAGCGCCGCGACCTCATTCGCAGAAGACATGACCCAAAAAACAGGAATGGCACCACGAACGATCCGAGAAAGCGTTCAGAGGGCGGAAGGTCTTACCGATGAATCCAAACAAGCCGCAAGAGAGTTGGATTTGCGAAAAAAAGAGGCAACTGCCCTTGCCCGGATGGATGCAGAAAAACAACGGAAGGCTATCGAAAAACGCGCTGCTGGTGAAGTTAAGGATATTCGGGAACTTACGAAGCCAGTACCCGTATTTCAACCCAACCAGCCCCAACGCATGGATAGAAAGGCCGAACTAGAAGCTATTAGACAGGATGTAAAGAGACTAAAGGACGGTTCCGTTGAGCGTGTTTTTACGTCTGAAATGTACCTTGCGGAGCTTCAATCATTTTCAGATAGACTGATCTGGAACATGGAAAGATACAAGGGAGAGCCGTATTGCAGTCTTTCATTATCGCAGGACGAAAAGAACAAAATAATAGCCCTCAACACGGCCATGTTGGAGGCTATCAAGAAAAATATAGATGAACTGAAAGGATGATATCTGATGAAAGCCAATTATCAACCAGCACAGCCCCACCTTCCTAATTATTATACCACAAACAGAGAATACCTGCAACTGAATACTGCGATTTTGCAGTCCAGCCAAGCCTATCAGCGGCCAGTAGACCCAAAGCATGTACAGGCGATAGTTGACAACTTCAATCCACTCTACTGCTCTGAAATATTAGTCAGCTTTCGGGATGGACAGTATTTTGTGATTGATGGCCAAAATCGCATAGCGGCATTCCGGCGCATGAATAATGGAAAGGATTGCATGGCGGATTGCAAGGTATTCTATGGGCTTACATACGAGGACGAGGCCGACTTCTTCGCGCATCTTGACCAGATAAAGAAGAACATGAGATTTTGCGACATAATCAAATCAAAGTCAGAATCTAAGCGCGACAGATCAATTATTACCATCACCCAAATTTTGAACAGGTGTGGATTGAAGTGGGAATTTAAATCCGGTGGCGGCGGAAATGCCCACAAAACTATCAAGGCAAGCAAGGCGTTAATGGACTGTTTCGATGATTTAGGTCCCATTCTCTTTGAGACCGCAATGAGATTACTTATAAAGACTTGGAGGGGCGACAAGGATTCAATGTCTGCTCCGTTCATCAAAGGGGTTTGCTGTTTTGTAAAGGTCTATGCGCAAGAGGCGGATGAAAAGACTTTTGTTAAAAAGCTGTCATCTAAAGAACCGGAAATTATAAGGGCTCTTTCAAAATCGCAACCAAGCGGAATAACCGATGCCGCAAAATACGCAAGAATATTTTATGATTTTTATACCTACAGAAATCCCGGACTTATTGCAAAGATTTAAAATAAAGCCGCCCAAGCGGCGGGAGGGAGTACATATGAATCGCATTTACTTGGTGATATTTGTTGTCAATATTTGTACGCTTATCCTGCAAATCTTGATATTAACAAAGGCACTGCAATAGTTGCTACAAGAGTGAGCAGGGCAATTATCAAGGTTCCGATTGCAATAATTCGATTTGTTTTATCGCCGCGCTTCCGTTCTTGGCGTTCAGTTTCAAGTTTATCCAGAATAGCCTCAACGGAATCCGCAGCGCGGACAGGAGCAAAGTCAATTTCCGATTGCGCCTCAAGCATATTTTTGATTTCTTCTGGTTCAATATTGATTTCGTTTTGCAGGGTTGGTAGGCGCATTGCCTTGTTCGTGGCGCTATTTGGATTCAGAATATCGCTGATTTTAGCCATTACACATACCCCCATAGGGAGATTATACCAAAAGTTGACATCAACTACAATGAGGTGAGCCATGAAACACATGATTCCAATATTACTGATGGGCTTGATTTACATTGAAATACTCTTTTGTCTAGTAATCGGTTTATCGCAATAAATAAAGGGAATCCCGTTGACTTTGCCGGCCACGGGAAACCCTATGCGGACGCAAACACATTAAGGGAGATTGCGCCCATGTTCATTATAGCATGGGTACGGCTCCAACACAAGGAGGAGGTGCAATATGGCCCGGAACGCTTTACCAGATGAATACATGCTTCCCGCCGAGCTTGCCAAGCGGAAGGGATTAAGTGTTGAGAAAATGACGGAAGAATTGCGCCGAGATTATCATAGGGATCGCATGCAAAAATTATATCCATATGCTGAGGTATTCCATAACGAAGAAACCGGAGGCTGGCAATATCGAATACATCGCAAGCGGTTTGATCGCTGGGATAGCGGCGAGGACATGGGAGCGGATCAACTTATTTCGCTGATAGCGGCGATGGTAAAGGGGGCATGAGTAAATTGACGCAATCTCAACGCAAAGTCTTTGAAAGACTCTGCCAATGTAAAAATTTCATCCCAAATCCTTATTTTCTGAGGATGCAGAAGAAACAAGAAGCAATCAAAATTTCCGACAATACATAAAGGACGTGATACCAATGGACTCACGACGATTCTACATAATAATTATGGCCTACCTTGCTCTCATGATAATCTGCGCCGCATCGCAGGCCGTACAAATAACCGCACTCAAGGAAGACGCTCAGGAGGCCCACAAGGCCATAGTAACCCAAGATGTAGTCCAGCACCCCGAACCCATACAAGTGACCATGTATGAACCCGTGGAGCCTCTAGCGCCCGCCTTTACGCCTATGGACATTCCGCTGCCGGCCGATTTGCAGGAATGCACCTGGAATCTCTGCCAGGAATATGACGTGCCCTACGAGGTTGTGCTGGCCGTAATGTACCAAGAAACGGGCTACCAGGATTTGACCGTCATGGATTCCAACGGCCTTTATTCCACTGGCTTTATGATGGTGAACGCAATCGCATGGCCGGAGCTGGAGGAGCTGGAAATAGATGTGCATTCGGAGGAGGGCGGCATTGAGGCGGGGATCATCATCCTGGCGGATTACTGGCACCGCTATCCACCTGAGCAGGCACTCACGGCGTATAATTGCGGAGAATCCCGGATGTTGAGGAATGGGTTGACCAGTACGCAGTATTCACGAAAGATAATGGAGGAGGTTAATGCATCATGGAAAAGAGCGAAATTATATTAGGTGGTACATATTCCAATGGCAAGGGCGGGATCCGCAAGGTTATAGCAGAGGGGGATAAATGTGTATTATATCGTGGCGTTCGGGATGCGGTTTGCATCCGATATAGGGTTATTAGGGACGGAACCAAGCATAACCGCACCGCTGGGAATGAGCACAGCATAACACGACAGTCATTTTCGCAGTGGGCTGAGGAAAGGATTATTGAAGAATAAGCATCGACCGCGTGAATTCGCGGCGAGGAGAGGGAAATATTATGAGCAAAATTAAAGTCGGCGATACCGTCCAATGGACGAAATGGACGAGATGGGACACCAGACCATATGATTTGAAAGAAATGCCAAAACGCGTTGGCAAGGTATTGGCGCTTGTGCCGTCCGGGATTGACATCCGGGATGTTTGGGCCGAGAACAAAATTATCGTCAAGCGGGATAAATCCGGCCCTAATGTATCCAAATACGAACGCGCCGTAGTGCTTGTGATGGGCGGCGCAAAAGGAACGCTGGAATACCATTATGCGCCCAGCATCGGAAAGTTGAAAGTAGTTGCGCCGGACGGGTTTGAGGAATAGACGGGAGGAAGCATGTTTGATTGGTTTAAGGAAGGGAATTTCAGCATTTTGATTCTGGTGGTAAATGTCATAATGCTTTGGCAAAACAGGAAGAAATAAGCGCCGCCCGCCGTGACGGAATCACGATAGGGCAGATTGAAAGGAGCAAGACCATGGAGAAGTATAACATCAATATGTTGGCGGTGAGGCCTGAAATTACGGAGCATGGATTTTCGGATGCAGGGCCAGAATGGGGAATGGTTGATGGTAAAAAGGTTGCGCAATGGTATAAGATCGTCATTCCGCAAACATTCAGGGGTAAATATACGCTGTATCTTTGCGAGGGTGATATTTGCGGCGTATTTCAAGATATGGCGATACAGGATCATGATTTTGGCAGTCTCATGGATAAGTTGAGCTTTCGTTCTCCTGAGTGGGTTGATTGGACGAAAAATATGCTGGACGATTTGAAGTCAAAAGAGATTATTGACTTTGAAGTTGAGGCATGGCCAATAAAAGAAAACGCCGCCCAGTGAAGCAACACCAAGGCGGCAAAGGAAACTATTCATCTTTATTATACATACGGAAAGGTTGTGCGTCAAGTGGAATACAAGACTATCTTTTGCAATAACGATGGATCATTTGATCGAGAATTAAACCGAAATGCAGATTTGGGATGGCGTGTAATTTCAAGCGGGTTTGCATTAATGAATGAATGCACGAATAATTCGTGGTGGGCGATCATGGAACGCTCCGCAATGGAAGTGTCACATTGAAAGGCGGTGCATCAAGTGCCATCCATTGAAGATCAACGAGCACTGGAAAGGCTTGAGCGATTGGAGCCACCTGACATTGACGAGGTTTTGCCATATGAGGATTGGTGGTATACGTTGGAGGATTTGGAGTATGAGAGCATGAGGGAGGATTCTATTGTATGTACTTAGGATATCTTGAAGAGGGCGACAGATGCCCGGAAGCCAATTGCGAAGGAACTCTTTATTACCCGCCTGTTGTGAATTGCGCTTGTCACATAAGTCCGCCTTGTTCAGCATGTATGGGAAATAGGCTTGCTTGCGATAAATGCGGTTGCGAACCGGAAGAACTGGAATATAAAGATGTGCCAGTTGTTTTTGGCTCTCCCGGGATATCAATGCGGGAATACAAGCCGCGTCCACTTGACAGCACTAAAATTGATTACAGAATTAAAATGCATACAGCGGAAACGCAAATATGCGAGGGAGTTTATCCAGATGGAACAACACGGAAAGATGTGGAGATGGTTGTTCGGGGTTCGTTCGGCGGCAGATTTAAGCATTTCGGTGGCGGCAAGTTTAAGTACATAGCGTATACAGACTAAAGGAGGCTTAGCCATATGTTGGATTATGAGGGCGATCTATCCATCTACCAGAAACAACTTGACGAGGCCGGGATTGATTTTGATATTACGAATATGGCCGGGGCCAGAAAGAGCGAGATTGAGGGATATGTTGGGGCGCTGATTGCTGCTAAGACGCGAAAAATGGACATATCGGCATGAATG